TTTGAAATGCGGAAAGTGTCAAAAAGGAACCAGGCCACACCGTTTCCGATGTGACCTGCCATGAATCCCAACACTACCAATGTCAGAGAAATTAGCCGAGGAGAGTTGCTACGAACTCAGGCTTCCAGACTTTAATGCCGTAGAAGGCCATGAGTTTGATCTGATTCACGCCGTAGCCTTTGTAGAGGCGGGCAGAGAATGAAAGGCCAGTGATTGGATCAACCAGCACGCCAATCTCTTCGCCAGCGTCTCCGCCTGGAGGGTGAGCCGGTGGGCGGATGGCCAGTTCGATTGCGGACTTGTGAAAGCCGACGTTCGCTGTGTAGCTGTTGCCGATGGTAACAGCCTTGCCGTCCACGATTGCACCGCGCAAGCCTGGGTAATTAAGGACGATGTCTCCAGCAACGGCGGTTAGGCCAGTCTTGACCACATAAGCGCCCGCGGTTGGCTCATCTGCAACGGTGATAACGTCGCCAGCCTTGAAGCCGGTCGTGTTCACTGTGCCGCCATCAACGCGGATCGTAGTCGAGCCGACCGCGATATTGCCTTTGTTGATAACGTAGCTTGCGCCCGCTCCCTTGGTGTGGAGTTGCACGCCGGAGCTTTCACGAATCGAAAGGCCGGAGATGTTGAGCAATTCACCACGGCGGAGAGTGGCATCAGTGCCAGCCTCATTCGCTTTCGTGAGTGTGGAGAGGTTGCGCAGTTTCGTTCCAGCCGAGGTGTTGATGATGAGCGAAAGCATCCCATCATCCATCGGAGTGCCGTTGTCCTGAAGGATTTGGCGCAACTCGTTGATGGTGTTGAAGTTGCTTGCGAATGGAGTGGTGCCAGCGGTGCCTACAGCGCGGCTCGAGCCTTTATAGGCGGCGAGGGCAATGGCGGACTCGATGGCATTGACCATCTTGCGGATTGCTTGAGCGTAAAGAGTCTTGAGAGCGGCTTCGTAACCGACTGTCGCAGAGAGTTGGGCGATCTGCTCGCCTTTGAGCGGGATGCTTGCGCCAGCATACGAGCCGAGAGTCAGCGACTCAACGGCGGTCGTGATGTCGCTCGCGTCAGGGACGGTCATGGCGGGTGTGTAGCTCGTTTCGAGCGTAGGCTCAGCCGTGCGCAGCGATGTGACGGTGCCGCCAGCGGAGACGCCTTCAGAGCCTCCATTGACCATCACGCCTTGAGCGAAGGCAGCGGGCTCGCGACACACTTGATCGCGTGCCTGATAAAGGATTTCAGTGAGTCCAGTGAGTGAGATGTCGTTGGCCATATTAGTTTAGCGTATAAGGTGTGGTTTTTGTTTTGGAAATTAGTCAGTGAGTTTTCCGCCCTCAGCCATGAACTGATTTTTCATGGATTGTGAGAGTTCGTTGAACTCGGCGCGGGTGAGTGTTTTGCCTCCGCCTTCCTTGGCCTTCGGATCGCGTTTGATTGGATCGACTCCAGCGGCAGCAAGTCGTGCGATGACCTCGGCTTCGACTTTGGCTTGCGCCTCGGTGGCGAGCGCTTCGGCTGCGATCTTCGCGGCTTCTGCTGCTTGGAGTTTGGCAGTCAGTTCGTCGCTTGCGGCTTTGAGCGTGGCGAGTTCAGCCGTTGCCGACTCATTCATCGTTGCAGCGCTGGCAAGTTCTGCCTGTGCAAGTGCAAGTGCTGCGGTTGATGTGCTGGCTACTGCCTGCGCTTCAATGAGCGCGGCCTTGAGTGTGGCGATTTCTTTGGACTGGAACATGTTGTCATGTCCCGCCTGTCAAAATTGCGCGTCAGATTACGAGCAATCGAGAAACGTATTCGTCCAACGTCTCTGCTGTGAGTTCGTCAACGAGTCCGAGGTCTAAGCCTTCTGTCGCGTCCATCCATTGCCCCTGCATCGTGGAGTCTGCGACTTGTGGCCTGCGAAGATTCACGGCGGCTTTGAAGTCTGCGTAGAGCTTGTCGACTTTAGCTTGAAGCATTGCACGCTCGTCATCTGCGAGCGGCTTGTAATCCGCTCCGACTGTTTTCCATTGCCCACCTTGCATTACGTTTACGGTTACGCCTTGCGCTTCAAGACGACGTGATTGGTCAATCAGTGCGAGGTAAACGCCAATGCTGCCGACGCATGCGGAAGGTGCTGCTGCGATCCAATCGCACGCACTGGCGAGGTAGTAACCTGCGCTGCAAGCCTGAGCGTTGACGTAACAATGAACTTCTTTTTCTTCGCATAGTGCCAAGATTCGAGCGTGAGTTTCAGCGACTCCGACGACTGAGCCGCCTGGAGAATTGATGTCGATCACGATCTTGTCTGCGCTACTGTTGCGAGCCATTGCGAGAGCTTCGTCAACGTCACACAAGTCCACGCCTCCATAGCATTCCATATCCATGCTGGTGACTCGCTTATCAATCGCGCCGTCTATCGTGACGATGGCGACGTTGCCGTATTGCTGGTAAATGCGGCGAACTCGGTCAGAGCATCGCGGGTCTTCATCATCTTCCAACGCTGGCAAGATTGCACGTGGCGAGGTGTACCCTTGCATGCGATCCATGATGACATTCTCGAAACTCATCCTTGCTGCCGGATGGAGCATTAGCGGCTGGCAAAATAGCTTTGCGAATAGGTGCGGATAAGTCTTCATGCGTTCGGGTCTGCGGTGGTAACATTGACGACACTCTGCGATCCTGGAGTTGCTTCCATTACCCAATCAATCGGCACGTCGCCGTCGTTGTAGAGTCCTTTGATGTATTTCAGGAATTTGAAATTGTCCCTCGCCTCTTCGTATGCATCGAGTCCCTGCTCTTCGAGGAAGCGCGGAATCGACATTGCTCCATTGCGCGTGAGAGTTTTAAACGCACTCGCCATCCTGCCCACGTCAACGGTGATCTTGCGCGGCCCTCGGAATACGAGCTTGGAATACCAAAGCGGGTCTTTCGGCGCGGCGAGCCTGCCGTCTTTGATGGACTTGGAAACCTTCCATATCACCTCGCGGCGGACCATCTTCCAAACGATCGTGTCGTAGAGCAGATCAAAGGCGCTCTGTGCATCCTCGGCATCGTAGCGGGCTGCGGTGCCGCCAGCTTTCGCCATGTCCCACATGACCGAAAAAGGCGCGTCATACCCGACGCTCATTTGATGGAAAAGCATTTCGATAAATGCCATCACATTTGCGCCTGGATGCTGCGATGAGTGGAGTTGCAACTCGCCAGCTTCTCCGAGATAGTTAATCATGCCACCGCCGAACACCTTCTCAAGCGCTTGAATGTCAGTTGAATTTCCAGCCTCACCGTTGGCATTTGCGATCTTCGATAGTGCGCCCTTCTTGCCGCGCCGTGCCGTCCCCTTGACTGAGACAGCAAGTGCAGAGTGTAGCTTGGCAGTGCCGGTAACGAGTGAGTTGAGGTCGAGTGCGTCGATACCTTGATTGAGTCCAGAGTAACCCCACGGCATGCCACGCTGACCACGCGCACGACGACGGCGGAAGATGTGGATCATGGAGTCAGCGGGAACGTAGCGGTAATCGTTCTCCTTGTAGGTGCTGATGCCCGCGAGCGTCTTGACCGAGTAGAGTAAAGGACGCTCTAGCTCGTTGGTCAGAACGCCATCATCCCATGACTGTGAATCGACACCTCGCGCCCACGGCGTTTCGATCTCGAAAACGTCAAGCGGTTGGATCGCTGGAAATCCTGACAACGGGTGCGCAGTCATCACTGCGTTATATTCGCCGTCGAGAATGATGGACTCTGCCGCGATACGCTTTGCTTCCCATCCATCAACTGAGCCGTCGATAGAATACACTGCCGAGTTATTCCACCATTCCTCCACGTCACGGCGCATGGCATCGTTGAAAGCGTCGTCTTCTGATAGGCAGCGGAAATGGATACCTAAACTTTAATTACAACGCATCAGCAATCGGTTCTGTTACTCAAAACGGCACAACCGCAGTTCTATACAACACTACCTCAGACTATCGCCTAAAGAATGACCCACAGCCCCTGACAGGCTCTAAAGACTTCATCATGGCGTTACAGCCTAAGAAGTGTCAATGGTGGGACGGCTCTAGCGAGGTCGT